AGCTTGTTAAAATAGTTATCAGTTAAAAATGTTAACTGATACTTTACAGTAAATTTCTTAATTTTTTCAAACGTATATACCTTAAACTTACTAGTGTTAATCTCTTCAATTAACTGATTTACCTGTAATAAAGTCTTACCGTCTTTTTTGGATAACAAAATATTAAGATTATTAACATCTATTGCGCTTACATACATTTTAACTGGCAACATACTTTGCAACTGCCGTATAAATTTGGTTAAAAACGCCAAAACATCATCACAATTATAATACTCAATAATACTGCAGTTACATATATTAGTATTATTAAACACCAATACTGGCTTACTATTATATTCTTTTGTTAAAACTTTACAAATACTATAAATTAAATTATGGTAAAAAATCTTTTTTACATCTGGATTGGTTAAAGGCTTACCCAATAAATTAAACTTATGTAAATGGTCTAGTATATTTAACTGATACTCTTCAACAAATAAATCATTAAAATCTATAACTGTTAAATTATGGTAAGGCAAATTAACTATCATTTCACATTATAGAGTTTTTCCAATAAAGATCTAGGAGCAGTTCCTATCCTACAATTAATAATACCATTGTAAAAACCATCTTTTATTAACACGTCATTGTCAAACTGTAATTTAGCTTCATAATAGCTAAGTTCAAATTTACTGTCGCATAATTTAATTATTTCAAACTTAAATTTATCTATACCTAAAGCTTGTATATCAATATTGAGATCATTTGATGATGATGTGTATGTTTTCCAGTCAGTTTCAATATCAAAGTGTCTTTTATTTTTTTTACCTTTTAATGGCTTAAGTTTTTTAACCGACTTCATTTGTTTTTTACCAATATATTTTTTATTATTGGTTAAATTGGTTATAACATATATAAACCCATAAGGTAATACATTTAAATCTATACTACAAGTAGTGCACCAATGACCCAGATCGTTCATTTTTTCTTTTTACGTTTTTTCTTCTTAATACCGTTTCTGGTTAACGTTCCACCAAATATAGACATCGGTATTCTAGCATCTCCTGTAGCGTATGTATCAGTACCAGGTGTACCTGAAGCATATCCAGGCGCACCTATAGAAGCAGCATCACCTAATGCCCCGCCGTTACCAGCAGTATTAGGATTTGAAGGAATATAACCTGCGCCGTCCTCTTTTAATACTTTTCTGAAGATGTCACTATAAACACTCATTGATTTTTATATATTTATATTTATAATAAATAATGGATTTACTAGATAGGTACATACAAGACATAACAGAAGACCTTAAGATAGACGAATTTAATATAAAAGAGGCATCGTTAAAGTCTCCAGGGCGTAAACATTTTTGGGTTAGCAAATTAATTAATCATAAAAGAAATTTAATGAAATTAGAAATAGAAAAGTCGAATATGATTAAAAAAATAACAAAAGAACTGCAACACCAGTCTGTAGTAAGACTTTCAAATATAGTTCTTGAAAAATCATCTGAAGATACTGATTTGATAAAAGAATTAATACTTAAAATTTCGGAAGAAAAAATAATTATAGAATTTCTAGAAAAAACAGAAAAAACATTTTCATCTCTTACATATGATATAAAAAATATTGTATCTATTATGCAAATGGAACAAATGTAATTATGATTAAGTTTGAATATTTACCTAATCGTAGGATATGTAGAATTATAGGCGATAAATTTGATGAAATAAGAGAGCATTTTAGCGTTAAAAACCCAAACGCGTTTTTCTTAAAGAGATTTGGTAATAAATTTGCAAGTAATAGAATATACTGTATAACCCCTACTGGGTTGTTTGATACTGGAATGTTTTATGAACTTCTAAGATATATTAAGTCTAGTTACCCAGGAGAAGAAATAGTTTATGATGATAAAATAAAAATTGCAATAAAGCCATCATTGCCTAATGATGCTACACCTTACGATTCATTAACTCTTAAATTGCGAGATTATCAACTTGAAACCGTAACCCAGGCTTTACAGTTCGGCAGAGGAATTATAAAAGTTGGAACTGGTGGAGGTAAAACTTTAACTATTGCATCTTTAATATCCACATACCATGTATTGAACGATAAGATGAAAATACTGTTAATTGTACCTGATTTAACATTGGTAGATCAAACGTTTAAAGATTTTAATAACTATAACGTACCATTTAAAATTACTAGATGGACAGGTAGTATTGAGCCAGATTTAACTAGTAACGTTTTTATTGCTAATATAGGAATACTACAAAGTAGATTTGAGGATTTTCCATGGTTAGTTGATGTTGATATGTTAATTGTTGACGAATGCCATAAGCTTCGTAAGGCTAATAAAGTTAATAAACTTATAACCAATATTAAAACAAACCATAAATTTGGGTTAACTGGAACGTTGCCTGATTTTAAACCAGATGAATGGAATATTATAGGTAAGCTCGGGTCAGTTTTTTATGAAAAAAGTAGTTACGATCTTAGAATAGAAAATTATCTAACTAATGCAGAAATAAAAATTATTAATATAGAATATAAAGATAAAGTTAATTATATACAAGGAACGAATAAATTTAAATCTGAGTTAGATTTTACATACGCAAGCAGCTTTAGAAACAAGATAATATCTGCTTTATGTAAAATGAACAATTACAATACACTAATATTAGTTAATCATATTGCGCATGGGTTAGAGCTATATAACCAACTTACATTATTATTACCTGGTAAAAAAATATATTTTATACGCGGCGAAGTAGATGTTGAAGATAGAGCTAAAGTTATATCTGAAATGGAAGCCAATGATAATATTGTATGTATTGCAATAAGTGCAATATTTTCAACAGGAGTTAATATTAAAAACTTACATAATATTGTGTTCGGTTCTGGAGGTAAGAGTTTTATCAGAATAATACAATCGATAGGTAGAGGATTACGTTTAAACGTTAATAAACAAAAATTAACAATTTATGATATAACGGATAAATTAAAGTATAGTTTATCCCACTCCCAAAAACGTAAAGAAATATACACTCTAGAAAAGATAAATTTTACTGAAAATAATATAGTTGAAAAATAAGGTTAGGTAATTATAATCAATTACATATGGCTAAAAGAGGTCCGAAACCTAAAAAAACTGAAAATTACGTCGACCCTGAACTTTTTAAAATTCTATTAAAAGAATATTACATATCTGGTAAAGGGGAAGATACGTTAGCTTTATATATTACAAAAATTGCTAATGGATTAAGTTGTTCATCTAACTTTATTAATTACACATATAAAGATGAAATGATTGGCGATGCATTAGTAAAAATGTATACAGCAGTAAAAAATCATAAGTTTAATGTTGATTCGGAATATAATCCATTCTCATATTTTACTACAATTGCTTTCCATGCATTTATTAATAGAATTAAAAAGGAAAAAAAGCACAATGAAGCGTTAAATGAATATAGGAGTAGATTTTATGAGCAAGATTTAAATGCTCAAACAGACATTAACATATATGTAAAACCAGACGGTCATGGAGATGACGAAGCTTCAGATGATAGCGGGTCAAGTAATGAATAATAAAGTAGCTATATTTTCAGATTTACATTTAGGTGTTCACCAAAATTCAAGTTTTTGGTTAGATATTTCTATAAGCTGGGTTAAATGGTTTAAAGATGATATAGTTTCAAAAGGTATTAAGGATGTTATTTTTTGTGGAGATTTTTTCCATTATCGTGACGAAGTTAGCTTAATATCATTAGATGCCGGTAATAGAATATTGGATATATTAAAAGATTTAAATGTATATATGATAACAGGTAATCATGACTGTTATTATAAGGAAACATCTGAAATTAATAGTTTATCGGTATTTAAAGGTAGGAACAATATTAAAGTGTTTGATAGTATTACCTCATTAAATATACACGGAAAACAAATGTTATTTTGTCCTTGGGGTGTAAAAATTGCAACATTGCCAGTATCAGATATTATATTTGGCCATTTTGAATTACAAAACTTCAAAATGAACGCATTTAAAATATGCGGTGATGGTGATGACCCGGGCGTGTTATCAACCAAAGCTCCTTTAATATTTTCAGGACATTTTCATTTAAGAGATGAAAAAATATTTAATAATAGTACTATAGTATATGTCGGTAACCCATTTGAAATGGATTTTGGTGATTCTGAACAAATAAAAGGATACCATATATTAGATATATCAGCTAGCAAATATACTTTTATAGAGAGTAATTTTACCCCTAAACATATTAAATTATTGTTATCAAATTTAATAACAACTAAAGATGCTGATGAGTTATTTCGTAAAATTATATATAATAATATAATTAAACTAGTTATTGATAAAAATATAAGCACTGAACATTTAGATATTTTAGTTGCAAAAATTACCGGGTTTAAACCTTCTGATATTAGGATTGATTATGATGTAAATTATAATAAAATTAAAATTGATGCTAATGAAAGTTTAGATTTATCGGGAGTTATTATAGAACAAGCAATTGAAGAATTTATTAATCTATTAGATATTACTAATAAAAAAGAAGTAATTGACTATACTGTAGGGTTATACAACAGATCAAAACTATGAAAAACGTAACATTTAATACATTAAAAATTAAAAACTTTTTGTCAATAGGCGAAGACGAAGTAAAGGTAGAATTTACTAAAGGAGTGCATATTATCACCGGCATTAATCGCGACAAAGAAGATAGGAGAAATGGAGTAGGTAAGTCTACAATAGCTGATGCTTTATATTTTGCTATCTTCGGAACTACTATTAGAGAAATAAAAAAAGACTTCATAGTTAATAACTTAACTGATGGTATATGCGAAGTGCAGCTATCGTTTAACGTAAATTCTACAAAAGGTAATGATGATTTTGTTATAGTAAGAACTTTAAACCCGTCAAAATTACATATATACAAAAACGGTAATGATAAAACCCGAGACAGCATCATAAACACTAACGAGTATATAGAAGCGGTGTTATCATCATCATCAGAAGTTTTTCAGAATTGTGTTATAATGACTCTTAATAACGCTACACCGTTCATGGGAAAAGGTAAAATTGAAAAACGTAAATTTATTGAGCAAGTATTTAACTTGCAAATATTCTCTCAAATGTTAACAAAGCTAAGAGAAGAATATAATGATGTTAAACGTAATTATGATATTGAAATGGTGAAATATAATGAAATTAATAACACTATTTTTACTCACGAGAAACAAAAAGAAATTAGAGTAAAAGAAAGAGAGCTTAAGATTAACCATTTTAATGATAAAATTAAAGCTAACGATAATGAAATTAGTAAAGTTAATATTGACATATCACATAGTGAAAAGATAGATTTAACTATTAAAACTAATGAATTAATAACTTTAAACAAAGGGTATGATGTTGTTGATGAAAAGATTAAGAAGTTAATTGGTGAGAATGCTGAATTAAATGGTCAGATAAAGCATAAACAATTACAATTAAACAATATAGGAACATCTGCAGATGTATGCCCTACATGCTTACGACCTATTGAGGAGTTAGATAGGTCTCATTTTGAATCAGCTAAAAATAACTTACGAATAGATATTGATGAAAGTATTAATACATCAGTTAACTACAAAAATGAAATTGAATCGTTTAAAAATAAAAACTTTAAAATTAAAAGTCATATAACTAAAATAAACGATGAGTTAAATCGATTAAAAATAAAAATTGAAAATGTTAAGAGTATGATAAAAAGAGTTCAAGATTTACAAGAACTAAATAAACAAATTAATGATAATATTTTACATTTAAATGAGCATAGTGATTCATTTAATAGTGTTTTAAATGAATCCAAGAGTAGATTAGAAGATGTAAAAGCAGAAATAGAAGTTGTTAAAAAGACAATTAACTTGTTAGATGTTGTTAAATTTGTAGTTAGCGAAGAAGGAGTAAAAAGTTTTATTGTTAAAAAGATTTTACATAACTTTAACAGCAAGTTAGCATACTATCTTAAGAAATTAGATAGTAATAGTATATGTGTTTTTAATGAATATTTTGAAGAAGAAATTGTAAATGAAAAGGGAAAGGTTTGTTCCTATAATAATTTTTCAGGAGCTGAACGAAAGGCTATAGATTTGGCTTGTTTATTTTCATTTATGGATATGAGAAAATCTCAAGGTGATGTTCATTATAATATCAGTATATATGATGAATTATTTGATAGTAGTTTGGATGAAAAAGGGGTGGAAATAGTTTTAGATATACTAAAGGAACGTAGCGAAAAATTTAATGAAGGAATATTTATTATAAGTCATAGAAAGGAAAGCACTAAATTAGCAACAGGAAATATTATATTTTTAGAAAAGCATAACGGAATAACCCGTCGTATAAACTTTGTTGATTAACCTGAAATATAATATAAATTCATATATGTTTGCAAATAACGCACCGTTCGGCTCAAATAATAATATACCCTTTCAAGTTAAGGCTTTAACTCAACCTTTTACACCGAAAACAGCTCAAACAACTGCCACGCCATCGACACGTGAAGCAGAAAGACCTAAAGAGTTAGACTTACCTAGGTTTTTAAGTTACTATGCAGATTATAGTGGCTGCGGACACTGGAGAATGATATGGCCGGAACAAGTAATGAACGCCCATATGAAAGCAGTCTGCCATGGCACGACTGTTATGAATTTAGACCCTAGATATTATGTTATGGCAAAAGGGGTTAGAGTGCAAAGACAAGCAACAAAACAGCAGCTTGAGTTTGTTAAGCTTTTAACCGAAGTTAAAAAGCAAAACGGTATGAAAATAATGTACGAAATTGACGATATCTGTTTTAAGGAAGATATTCCAGAGTATAATAAGTACAAACCTGCATTTGAAAACCCTGAAATAAGAGAATCAGCTCAAGCTATCATGTCTTTATGTGATGAAATTACAGTTACGTGTGACTTCATGAAGGATTACTATATGGATAAGACAGGTAATAAAAATATTACAGTTATTCCTAATTTTATGCCTAAGTTTTGGTTAGGTAACCATTATGATCTGACTAAGAACATGAATAACTTAGACAAGTATAAGAAAAAGCCCCGTATTTTATACGCAGGTTCGGGTGCGCACTTCGATGTTGATAATAGAGTTAATCACAATGATGATTTCCAGCATGT